GGGTACGCGGTTTGTTTCCGCGTCCTTGTCGGGTAGCCGCATTAGATGAACCTCGGCGGCGCGGCTCGTGATTTCCTCTTTCGGCGGCGGGGCGTTTTTCGGCTTCGGCCCCGGCGTCGGCAAGGTCTTGTTTTTTACAGGGCGAACGGCAAGTATAATATCCTCCGTGTTTTCCTGTATAAACTCTTTGAGCCGTTCAAGTAATATGCTCGGTGTCATTGCCTTACCTCCCGTACCCGTTGAGTATGTGGGTTATTTGTTGCTCCGTGCGCTTCACAATGGTTTCCATTACAGCGGCTTCCACATCTTCAAGCACAACGGAATCTCCCACCATCTGCGGGGTTGACGCGCCCATGATTTGAGTAATCGGAAGCCTTGCTTTGCCTTTGCGTTCAAATATGCCTGTGTGATGGTCGCTTGCTCCGGCTTTTACATTGGCAACAAAAGCATTTCTAAACGGTGTCATGGGACTGGCTTTCTTTTGCCGCGCCTTTACCATTGCGCCCGGTTTCGGCTGTTTGTGCGATACTCCAAAACGGATAAGCGGGATTTTGCCGCCGGAATAACGGATTACCCCTATAACCCCGCCTTCAACCGCTCTTGTCACTATGTTTATCGTTGTGTTTTTCCTGTCCCTCACGTCCGCTGCCTTAATGTCGTATACGGACGTTATGCCTTCAAGGGAAACTTTCCGGGCGGTCGTTGTGGCGCGTGATATTACGTCTCGCGTAGCCTTTCCAACGCCGCCCGGTACGTCCCGTAACATGGAGTGTATACGGGCAAATGATTCTTCCGAATCTTGAACATCAACATTTATCATTCGTCCAATACCTCCAAAACAAGCGTAATTTGCCCCGCGTCAAGGCTAACGCCCTGTACCGTATAGTCGGTATCGTCAATGGCAATCCGCGTTTCCTTGCGCGGCACAATCTTTAGGTCGTAAAACGACAAGAACGCGGTAACGGTGTCGATGTAAACGCCGTCCGCGTTGTCCCGCATGATTTTAACCCGGTCTTTCGTGGTGTCCTTGTCGATGATAACCGGGATTTTGTACCGCTTGCCGTTGTACTCAACTTTCAGTTTGTCCGCGTGTTCGTCCGTGTTGAGGAATACCGCTTTGAGGTCGCGCTTAACTTGCGCTTTGAACCCCGCCATTACAGCACGGTCGCAACGAACCAACTGTCAACTTCGTGCGGGACGGGAAGCGGGTTGCTGTTGAGTTGGAGGAAGCGGCGGGCGGGTCTGCGTACCGTCCATGTGTCGGGTACTCTATCGCCCTCAACGGTTATAAAGTTTTCCGCCGCTCCGCCGCGCCCGTCAAGGATAGTCACGGCCCCGTAATACATGGAGTACGCCGCCTGCGTGGAGAATAGCGCAACCGTTTTTTCCGGGACAAGGGGGTATTCAACGGGTGTGTCCGGGTTGCTCCAATCGTCAAGATACCACTCCGTATAGGTGTAAATATCAAGCCCCATGCCGCTGATTGTGCCAACGTAGGTTAAGCCGTTCGGCATTTCCCGCGGCTTGATTACGGCAAGGTCATAAGCCTTAATGTCCAAAAGGCTTTTGACTTTTTCGTGATTGATGAACGCCGCCGCCGCGTCGTCCGACATAACGCAAATGTTACAGTTTACGAAGCCCGTTTTCTGTACTTTCTTGCGCCATCTTTTCAGGTCGGCTATCGGGTCGGAAGCCGCGTTGCTCCACCTTTGGGCGGAAGCCAATGTTTCTTTGTTCGTGAAGCTGAAGTCGATAACCTCATTAAGCCCTTCCCCGACAATCGGGATTGTACCCGTATAGAGGGCTTGCGCCGCCATCCACTCTTCGCGGCGGGTTATCATTTCGTTAAGCTCCGTGAAGTCCTCCGCAAGTTTGGTTATTGCCCGCTGCGCCGCGGTGCGCCCGCTGTAAATGTTTTCGCCAATCTGACGGTTTACCAAATCGTCAACCGTCGTCACTTTGTCCGGCGCGACATACGGCGGGGTGTAGTTTTTGGTTTGGAAGCCCCGGTTCGGCATGGTCTTTCCGCCAATCCGCGGGTGTACGAACGGCGCAAGTGCGCGGTTGCCCTTTTTGAAGTCAACGTCAACGCTTTTCGTTACAAAAGTTTTCTTCCTGTTGAAAAACGTGGTTTTGAAAAATGTGCGGATAGGCGGCATACGCCTGACTACCTCGCCCATCGTGCGCGGCTCAAAGGGGCTGTATGTGATTTCGTTAGCCATTGATATTTACCTCCTTCAAGAAAATGCTCAATTTACGCATGGCGGGCTTTAACGCTTCCGCCGTTACGCCGTTCGGCAACGTGAGGGCTTGCGTAAAAAACTCTCCCGTGAGGTAATATACAACCTCGTCGCCGCTCGGCTCTGCCGCCGATATGCCTATGAGGTTGCCAAGCGTTCCCGCCGCGGCCTCCTCTATCCCGTCCGCTCCCTGCACAATGGGGGCGCGGGGGCGTATCGTCGCGCCTGTTTTGATTTTGCCGAAGTCCGTTGCAATGGGGAAGCTCCCCGCAAAAAAGTTATCCGGCATTGTTTCCGTTTTTGTAATGTCGTACATGGTTTATACCTCCCCTTTAGTTTTGGGTAACACGCTGTCAATCGCCGCGAAGTAAGGGTTTTCGTTCCCTTCGTAACCCTCGTTGCCGTGCGCTTCTACCTCGTTTACCTTGCCGTCTTTTACGTCCTTTTCGACGTCCGCAACATACGCCGCGCCCTGCTTTTTCTGCTCCGCTATGATGTTCATAGCAACGGCGGCGGCGGTTTCGGGGCTTTCAAATTTTGCCTTGCTGATTACCCCCTCAAATCCCGGAAGCGCAACGCCCTCAATGTCCTGTATGCGTTTCCGTTCGGCGGCGGTCGCGTCCGCGGCAACTTGCGCCGTAAGCTCCGGGTATGCCGCCCTCAATTCCTCCACGTTTTTGATTTCCATGCTTGTTTCAACTCCTTTTTTTTCTTGATTTTGTATATGTCTAACCGCCGCCGCGGGGGTGCGGCTGTTTAACAACTTTGTCGGTATGTGCGGGTAACGCTCCAAGTCAAACGGGATTGAATTAACGACAATCCGGGAATTGTCCTCAACGGTCGTTTGTACCTCTGCAAACATGATTTCATCGCAAAAACCGCTGTCAACCGCCTGTTTGCCGTCGTACCACGTTGCCGCGCTCATAAGCGCGGATATTTCGGCTTCGTCTTTGCCCGTTTTGAGGGCGTACCCGTTGATGATTGACTGCTTGATTACCGTCAATTCCTCGGATAGCTTTACAAATTCCTCCGCCGCGTAATAGCCGATAACGCCCATTTTCGGGTCATGTATCATAAATACGCCGTTTGCGGGTATCTGTATCGTATCGCCCGCCATTGCTACGATTGTTGCCGCCGAAGCCGCCCACCCGTCAATTTTGACCGTGATTTTTGCCTTATGGTCTTTTAGCCGGGTATATATGGCGTTCGCGGCGAAAACGTCACCGCCGCCGCTGTTTATCCTTACAACGATTTCCGCAACGTCCCCAACGGCTTTTAAGTCGTTGCTGAACTCTTGCGGCGTGATTTCGTCCCCCCACCACGAATAAGAGGATATATCCCCGTAAAGTATAAGCTCCGCGGGCTGACTGTCGGCGGCGGCGGCAAACTTCCAAAACCTATCTATTGTTTTGGGTTTGTCCCGCTCCCGCGCCGTTTCCTGTGCTTTGCTCAATGTCGCGTACCTCCCTCATTAAAGTTTCTTCTTTTTTGCGCTGTTTGATAATCCTGTAGAAGTCCCCGCCCGTTAGCTCTTGCGCTTCCCGGTCGCGTGTGGAAAAGCCGTTTAATACCCGTTTTTCCGCCGCAATAACCTCTTTCGTCGGGTCAAGGGATAGTTGCGCCGGGCCGTTCCACTCCGCCCCGCTGTACGCCTTTTTAATCGCGGGGTCGCTGAAATAGCCGGGGGCGGTAACTCTGCCCTTCGCCACGGCTTCGGATAGCCATTCCTCAAATATCGGTTGGCAAAAGTCGTTAGCAAGCCAACCGCGATACATCTTGACCGATTTCCACAACTCCAACAACGCGCCCCGTGACGCGCTGTAGGACGCTCCAAAATGCTTGATAAGCACTTCGTAAGGGATTTCTAACGCCGTGCCTATATACTTGCATATAGACGATACAAAGGGGTCAAAATTGCTGTTAGGTCTGCCGGGGGTAACAAGGTTCGCTTTTTCTCCCTCTGCCAAGTCAACGATTGAGCCGTTGACGATTTCAAGGGAACTAACGTCTGCCGCGTCCACTTGCTGACTTTCCGGCACAACCTCACCCACCGCCGCGCCGTCCCCGCTCATTTCGCTTTTTTCGATGAACACGGCAAAATAACCGTTCACCACGGCGGCTACAAGCTCCGCTTCGGTGTACCGCCCAAGCTGTTTGAGGGCTTCGATTACAGGCGCAAGGAAGGGAACGCCGCGCTTTTGCCCTATCCGCTCCCGGTTCATTATGTGTAGGACGTTGCGCCGCCCGGTCTTTTCCCCGAACGCTTTAACCCGTTTCCACTCCGCCGCCGCCCCGCCGATTTCGCTTGATAGCGGGTGCGTGTTCATAATGTGGTACGCTACGATTTCGCCCGCCGCGTTGGTTTCGACGCCGCCTATAATGCGCGTGTCCGTCCCTTTGTCCAATGGGTTACATACCCGGTCGGATTCAATAAGCTGTATACGCAAGTCATACGGCATATTTACGCGCTTCGTGGTCGGGAGTAGCGCGATAACGTCACCCGACAAGAGCCAAT